CCGATTCCAGCGCCCGTAGTCGCTCCAGCTAGGGCACCAGAAAGTGCCGTGTGTTCTCCGAAGCCCTTAGCGTAGTTATAAGCGCCGTAAACAGCCCCCGCCGCTCCAAGCCACGGAGCCGCCGAACCAAGAAAACTTTCCGCACCCACAGTTCCAGCCGCACTAGCATCAGCCGCCGTCCCAATGGCAGTCCCCGCCCCATCCGTTAGGAATCCGTAAGGAGCACTCGCCGCTCCCAGACCTAACCCTTCCGCCGCGACGGGAGCTGTTTGAGCTACAGTCGATGCAACTTGCGGAGCCGCTGAGCCAATGGTACTTCCCGCGCTATCGTAAAGATATTCGCCCAACGAAGACATTCCTTGAGAGAGCACAGGCGTTAGTAACGCCCCCCCAGAGGAGGAAGATTGCGGCTGCTGCTGCTGCTGTTGTGGTTTCTTCTTTGCCATTATTTTAACAACGGAGCTGTCGCGGCTCGCCCTAGTTCCTGAAACGCCATAGACTGCCTGTCCTTAGCGGCTCGATTACTAGCTATGTAATTTTGATAAGCATTTAAAAGCTGTGCCGTCCGGTCTGGGCCGCCACCACCGCCACCGCCTCCACCGCCACCGCTATACTGTTGCTTCAAGGCTGCTAACTTGTACTGGAGAATTAGTTCCTCTTTGCGAGCTTCTGAAAGATCCTCCGCCTGGTCTTTTTCCGCACCCTGGTTGAAGTAATTTCCAAGTAAGGTCGTTCCCGCAGTAATAAGCGAAGGCGCTATAGCCGATAACCAACCGCCGCCGCTGCTTTCCCCACTCATTTGCTTTTCCCCTCTGCTGTAACTTTATTAATAAAATCGCCTGCTTTATCAATCCCAAAATGATCAATAGTCCAGACTATTGCAAGCCCTATAACTACGTATAACGCGGCTTTTATCAGTGAGCGGTTTAACGCTCGCACCTCGTCGATTAAATCTTTCACTAACCCTTGTAGCGTTTTGTCTATGTCGCAAACACGGTCGTGGATCTCGTCAATCTTTTCGCTAGATGAGCAAGGAGGGCAGCCGTTACTGTAGTTAGTTTTATTCATCATTAAAAGAAATAAGCCAAAAATACGTAGGCCTTACCGCTTGTCGGAGCAACGCCCTCGTGAGCGATTTGTATTGCACTACCGGAGTCCAAAGAACCACCTAACAGGCTCATATCGAACTGCATCGACTGGGAAATCGTTAAAACATCTTTTGTGACGCCGCCGTCTAGCGAGTAAGTCAAAATTTGGTTCGTCGCGTTCGTTACGCGCACCCAATAACTTTTGGTTAAAACTGTGTAAAACGTGGCTAGCGATCCGGTGATTGCACCGAAAGCGATATTTCCCCCCTCATAATTTAATGTGTTGTTGGTGCCGAGAGAAACCGGGACGACGGCGTTCGCGACCTTCACTAATAGCGAGGCTTCGGAGTCTACCGCGAGAAAAGAGGGGCGATAAATACCGATACTTAAGCCTGCCGGAATCGCGACGCTTAGCGGTGTTTGAGTGTCGAGGGTTATCGTACTCGCGGAAACTGAGGACACCGAGCCCCATTGTAAAAATCCCTGCGCTTGCGTCCCGCTTGTAATTTTTACGATGTCCCCGCGCTGGCACAAAGTGCTGGGATTCGTGGAGCAAACTAATGCGCCGGTCGTGCTACCCGACCCAGAAGTCACTGAGGTGACAAACGAGTATCCGATCGGCAACTGCGGCGTCGTAGTGCGGTGCACTATGGTGCCCGGCGCTCCGATAAATCCCAAATTACGAACCGCGAAGGCTGGGGCGCTACTTGCGGGAGGTAATGTTGTCGTGACGTCCGGTGCCCCCACGCTCAGCGATGTCGATAATAACCCGGTACTGGATAAACTTACTGGAATAAATCGCTCAAACGTAAGCGCGTTTCCTGAGGTTGGCGTAACTGGAAACGCACTCGCCAGCGTGACGACTAAACCAGCTACAGATTGAACATAAAAAATAAGCCCGGATAGAACATTTCCAGCCGAAAAACGAATCACGTCACCAACCTGAACCGACGCGTCAACTGCTCCAACAGTTACGGTCGTAGAAGTCGCACTCGTCACCGTAGTCGATGAAATTTTATACGAGCCTACTAGAGTGGACTGATTACTGGCGAGCGTAACAGGCATTGAAAGCGCCATCGTTTTCTGGCCTAGCGTTGTGTCGACTCCGCCGTACTGTGCGACGTTTACGCTAGAGTTCGCCGCTAGCGATAACAGCCCGGCACTGGATAAACTCAAAGGAACGTATCGCTCAAACGTAAGAGCGTTTCCTCCTGTCGGAGTCACTGGAAAATCGCAAGCAACCGTTATCGCTAGTCCGTTAATCTCTTGAATGTGATAGACCTGTCCGGCTAGAACATTTCCAGCCGAAAAACGAATCACGTCACCAACCTGAACCGACGCGCCAACTGCTCCAACAGTTACGGTCGTAGAAGTCGCACTCGTCACCGTAGTCGATGAAATTACATACGAACCAATAAAGGCTCTTGTGTCTAAAGCTTCATATGCTGGAGAAATAGATTGACGGGTAACAGGTTCCGCTCGAAGCGAATTTCTTACAAGCTTAAACCTTGAAGTGAATCCTGTAAGCACATTATTGCCCGTTAATTCCTAAAATCGAGATCATCCCAGAAGCAGGGCCACCCGCCGCTCCCTGAATTACAGAAACAGTTCCATTATATTGAATCTCAGCCGTTCCTACTGGAATCACCAGACTCAAGCCCGGAGGAACGAACAGATGATTGGTCACTCCAGCATTGAAGCTAAGAATACACTCCACATTCAAGGAGCTGGTAATAACCAAAAACTCAACACCGGAAAGAGTTACTATGTTAGCGTAAGCCGCGCCGACACCCCCAAAGGCAACCCTTGCTCCCTCCGTGGGGAATTGTGCTCTACGATAACCCATAGCTAATACTCCGAAGGATCGTCACTACCCAAGACAACAGCATAAAGACGATCATCTTGCGCCGTTCCTGCCTGGTCATAAACCAAAGCCCTTAACGAAGTCGCAGTCACCGAAACAATACTCGCAGCAAGCCCCGCCGTGTTCGCAGTTAATCCAACGTAAGGAACTTTGCGAAAAGGTGTCTTGAAGGTAATCGTAACATCACCAGTTGCGTTATCTAGCGGGACTCCAGTTGCGTCCTCACCGCCAATATTGTAAGCAGGCGTTCCCGCCGACCAATCAACTCGATACCCAAGAATCCGAGGAGCGCGTTGTGTGTTTAAAATCGGCTTCGGAAAGCGGCCAACTTCATCTCGCCCCTGTCCTCCGTAAACAAGTAAATGGAACACCGAATCAGCGGCGGAAGGTGTCGCGTCCCAAGTCGTGATCGTGACCTGATTCGCCGCTACCGCTACGATATTTGCATACTGGGTAGCTGTCCCCACTGTTGGAATAACAATAGGAGGACGGCCAAAGGCATTTCTGAAAGTAACCGTGTACGCTCCAGTCGCCGTTCGCACACAAGTAAAGTCTCCTGCGCCCTGAAGAACCGAACCGTCAGTATTGAACCGCCCTCCCATAATTCGAGGCGCGGAAAACCCGAGTCCCTGAACCAGCTGCGCCATAGTTACGTCAGTTTGTGGGTTCCTCCAACCTAAGAAAAGCCCAACCGCTCTTCCGTTAGCGAACGACGGAGCCGCGTTGTCGGTCAACCCAATACCCATATTTAAACCAAGAGTAGGATCGAATCTGGCAATAGCTCCATCCGCTACCGACTGGTACGGGGACGCTAACCCAACAACCCTACGAAAAGGATCTCTTAAATTGAAATTCATGCGACCCACCCCGCCGGTCGTGATCGTAGAAGGCACCAGGTCGGCAGTCCCGAAGTTAACGGTACTAGGTGTTGTAACGTCAAACCCTACAAGGAAGGGGGCTAGGTGATTGTTCTTTAGTTCTCTCAACATAATGCCATCCTAGACATTCTAAGTTAATCCTCGCAGATTACCCGCTGCGAGGACCGGGAAGGGAAGGAAGTCTTATGGGGTTCTGTACCAAAGACTATCAGCTTGGCTCCAAACCAATCGAGCTGTTGTCAATGTCGCAAGAGCAACCGCGCCGTTAGCTATGAACGAAGTAGCCGCCACCGCGGGGGTAATCGCGTTAGCACTAGTGTTAATCAAAAGTAGCTCCTGCCCATTGAAAGCTCCCACAGCCAGGATAACTCCAGTGGACGCGGCTGCCGCTGTCAATCGAACAATGTGACAGTTCAGATGGGCAATCGTTCCTCCAGTAGCAATCGCCTGAGTAATCATAGAACCAACAAAGGCCCCACCACTCATAGCTGGAGTCGCCACCGAACCAGGAGCAATCGCTGAAGTATTGCCAAAAGCAACTCCACCGTTAGCTGCTGTCGTCGATGTCAACGGAAGAGGAACTGGCTTGAGCTGAATCTGCCCTGGATTAGATGCTAAGGTATCAATCATCGTCTTATTCTCCTAAAATTACGCAAGTATCTCGTCAGCTCGCACAGACAGAGCAGCAATCGCTGCCCGAACTGCATCAAGCTCGGCTTCTGTAATGCCTCCCTGAGAAGCTCGCAAAGCGGCCACCAGGTTAGCTATCTCTTCAATCTTCGCACCGAGTATCGCTACTGCGGCTTCTAAATCGAGTACTGTCGCCATATGAAAAACAGGGAGGTTTTCCCTCCCTTTCCTTTATTAAGTAGTAGTTAGTCCAGTCATGATTCCGTGAGCCGTTGGCATGATTGCGTTCTCGTAGTAAACCGCATATCGAGCCTCAAACGAATCTCCAGCCGACGACCGTAAAAAGATGTTCCCCGAAAGGTCATCGTCTACCCAACCTGCATCTGGCCTTGCGTGAACTTCAACAAAGTCACTGTTCAGGCTGTAAAGAGTATCGTTCTCAACAAAACGCTCAGCAACTACAGGAACCGGGCCAGCATCGCTCATGAACTCAAGCGCCTGGAAAGAAAACTTTCCTTTTGGTCCATTATAGCGACTCTCAACCATCATATACCGCTTCTGATCTTCGAGCTGGTTCAGCAACTTGCGAAACTGAACAAAGCTAGTAACGATCATGTCGGGAGTCTCCCCGAAGCCATACTTCACGTCCAACATCTGCTGATTCAGCAAGTCTGGAGTAATACCAACAGCCAAAGCTGTTAGCTGCGAAGATGCCTGCCAACGATACCCAACGGTGATTCCGTAAGCAGTTCCGCTCGTAGCTAACAAAAGCCCACGAAGACCAGTTGGATCGTTTGTTGCGGAAAGCTGCATGTAAACACTATGAGTGCCTGCCCCAATCGTCGAAAGATCGAACGGCGAACCAGTAATCTGCTGCAATCGGACAACACCAGTGCTCGGAACCACTGACATAACTTCAAACAAAGCAGGGTTAGCATTGACGTTCACATAATCTTTCGGCTCGAAGTTAGCGAGCTTGAAAGGAGTATTACCAGTCGTCTGCATTGTACAATCGAAAATCCCCGCCGAAACCAAAACTTGGTTACCAGAGAATGTTCCTAGACGACCATTGGCACTAGCTGCCGTAGAATCATTGAATAGGATTCGGCTGAAATTCCGCTGCCAGGATTGAACCCCTCGCTTAACAACTTCTTTTGTGGCACGGACAAACGCGCCCTCGTCTGTATCCGCCGCCTTAATCGTTTCACGATCCACCGAGACGACCGCGTAGGTCTTTTTCGAGTAGATTTGCATTTTCGAGTAAGTAGCTGGATTAGGACTAGGTAACGAACCCGAAGAAATACCCCCACCGAAAGAAAGAGGCACCGCAACTTGAGCGAAATCGCCTACGAAAGTATCGTTTCGCTTAATTTTAGCGGAGATCAGATTGTCCGAATTGAACATATCCCGCGAAAGGCGAACGAACTTAGTCTTGAACAGCGCAGAGGCTGTGGTTAAATTTAATGAAGCCATGTATCTCCAAACAAAAACTTAAAAAGTAATTACTTGGAGATACTTCCGGCTAGCCTCTTCGACCGTTCAGGAAATAATCATCCAAGTCGCTATAGTCACTTTCCGTCTTGTTCGAGCTGACATGACCAACTTGATTACGAAGCCCCGGAGAGCTTTGAATCTTTTGATTCAAGTTCTGAACCTTCTCGGACGGCATCCTAATGGCCTCTCTAACAATTTCGGCGATGTCATCAGGAGTTAGCGTAAAATCCTTTGCGGTCAATTCGCTAATTCCGTCGATCAACTTTTCATTGTCGAGAAGCCGTTCGTCTACCTGCTTAATCCCTTCACACACCTTAATATAGTGGATGTTAGTGAGGAGATAGCCTTTTAGGTGATTCGGGGTAATCTCTTTAGGATCATACCCCTCTTCAACCATTTCTTGATAATAGCCACGTAATTGGTCATCTGACAACCCAAAGATTTGCTTCAGTCCATCAACTTCCGTCGCTAGCTGTTGCCGATCAACTGCGCTCTTTTGCGCCTCCTCCATCTTGGTATATTTCTGCTTATAGAACTCCGCCTGCCGCTCTAGCATGTAGTTGTTCTTCTGCTGAGGGTCCATCTGCGTCCAGACTTCGAAAGTCTTTTCCAGGTTATCTAAGTATTCCCTTTCAAACACTACGGGGTCTTTTCCGGCCATCTCCGCCATGACTTTAATGGCCTGAGTCGGATCGCCGCTAGACGCCGCTTCGGAGATTTTTGTAAAATAATCCCGAGTTTTAACCACATCGGCTGCGTGTTGCTTCTCCTTGTGGGTAATATAATGAACCCGAGCGTCCGCGTTCCGGTTGAACTCCTCTTGCTTGGAAAACGTCGCCACTAACTGCTTCAACGGGACAGGTAGGTTCTTATCCCCAACCTGAATATCAATCTTCGCATCTTGGGAAATCTCAATATCCTGTTGCCCGTCCGTGAACTTTAATAAATCCTTCCCCTTGCCCTCTTCTTGCTTTTGGTCTTTTAGCGCCTGATTCGCCCTCTCCTCAACATCTCTAACCTCGCTAGCCGCCTCATTAAGCAAAGACTCTTCCTTCCCTAACGATGGCCCAGTCTTACCGTTAACCTTCTCCCTAACCTCAGTAGGGACTTTAGACGCGATATCCGCGCCGGTTAATGGATCAATGCCATAGTCTTCTAAGAGATCCTCGAAGGAGTTCCTGGAAGCTGGCCTCACCTTAGCTACTGGCTCAGGAGCTTGCGTGTCCTGATAGAACAACGAGCTTTCTTCTGGAGACACCCTTGCCCCTTCCGACGATGGGGCTGCGGGGGTTATGCTACTATTACCTTCACTCATACCGGTTCATTCCCTTGTGGCGGTGGTGGTTCAGAAGGAGCCCCTTCCGCCATAGGCTCTTCTGCTGGCCCTCCCATCATAGGAGGCTGAATCATATACGGAGCTGGTAGCGTGAACAGCACGGGCCACTCTACGCACTCCATCATCATCTTTTGCTGGAAAAGCACGTTCCCTGGCCGCTGCATCCCCTTTTCGTCGATATAGCCAAACGCCTTCTCGAACATTGCAAACTCAGTGATCTTAAGGTGTTCCTCTAACGCCATTCTAATTTCAGGAGGCGTGAACTGAGGATCTTTATACTCCCTGGCCTGCATAGGTTGTAAATGCAGCTTCCAGTGAACAATTAAATCCTCCGTCATCGTCGGAGAAGGAACCTGCCTACCTGCCAGAATATCCTCATTCTCAGACTTGGCACACTCCACCGCTCTAGTAGCAATATCCCGGAACTCATCCACGCTATCGAAGTTTAGCAAGCTAAAGAACTGCTCCCGAGAAAACGGAGCCGTTGGATCAAAACGCATGTTCTGCATCTCCATCAACTCCTCAATCCTCGCCGATGGCGACTGGCTTAACGCCGTAGTCTCAACCACTCGAATGTCGTAAGGCTTAGAAAGGTTCGCCGCACGAAACTTCACAAGCATATGGCGGTTTCCTTTCCCCACCACACGGGCCAACCGCCCCTCATCTTCCTTGTAATAGTCTCCCGCAACGCTCAGGGTCATCTTCGCATCATTAACCACCCCTTCGTTGAACTTAATCATTCCTAGGGCTGCGCGTTTATCCTCCTGCTCCTCAAGCACCCGCAACGCCTTCGCCGCTCGAACTCCACTCGGAGCCGTCCCCCGAGACATAGTGAATACTCCGCTCAGCTTATCGTAGGTACTTTCAAGCTTTTCAAGATACGCGAAAAGCTCCTGTCCTACAGGATGCGTATTCAACAACTGCGGAGGAACTGCTCCATCATAGCCAATAAGCGTAGACTCATTTGCTAATTGTGTAATTTGCACACTCCCACTAGGAAACGCCCACTTGGGATGCGAAAACAAAATTAGCGATTTAAAAATCAAAGAAGCACAGGCATTTATTTGATGCTGCAAAGGGAAGAGCTGCTGGAAGAAACTCATTCCTCGAATCTCGTCGGGAATATCAATGTCCGTTAAGCGAGTATAGGGTAGTTTGCCATGAGAATAAGGAAGCTTTGAGTTTTCTAAAACACAGCTCTTCGTAAACTTAACATATCTGCCATTGTCTAAAAACTCGGAACTCTTGCAAAACAATTCAAAAACAATTGTCTCATTCGACATCTTGCCAAAATCTAACCGATACTTATTGAATATTTCAAAGCCCATGTCTGCTTTGATCTTATTCGCCATATCAGGATACTGCGCCTTGAGAGTATCCAGATCCACGGCCTTCCAGCGAATCGTCCAAGTAATGTCATCTCGGTTTCGACAAGGTTCATCCAAGGTATGCCAAGGTGGATCTAAATCGTAACGGACATCGCCGACTCTTAAAACCTTTTCAATATACATCGGATCGCCGTCCCGACTAACAATCGGCTCCCCCTCCCCGTCTAGTAGCGGAATCTTCTCCCCTTGTTTCTTTGCCTCAATCTGAGTCGGATGCACGTCCCCCTTTCTCGGATCCCAAGTAATGTATTTATAAGATTCCCCACAGATCAACGCCTGCCTTACCCACTCTTGGTTCAGCTTGTCGGCATTGTTTTCATACCAAATATGGTCCAAGACATACTTGGCTACTTTCGCGTCCTGCTCATCCTCATATTCCGTATTCGTTGGATATATCCGCACCGCAGGCTTGAACCTGACATACCGGGAAGTCCTCTGCTCCACCGAGTCCCATAAGTGATTCAACACAACCTTCGGCGACCGCCGAGTAGCAACACCCTCCCTATCCAAGAACCGGCTCGTATGCCTATCTTGATTCAACCAATGGACGCCTTTAAACAATAGAAGATTGTCCATCTGTAAATTGAAATAAGCGCCATAGTAACTAATGCACTTATCAACAGCCTTGTTCCCCCACTGGAGGACACACTCTTCATCGTCAATGTCTTTAATGGCCCAAAACGGTCCAAGCGATTCCGCCTGGTTATCAAGTTCATCTAAAGGATGGGGTCCAACGCGAGTCATAAAATTTAATATCCTAGAGGCTATTTCTCAAACGAGCGTTAGGCATGTACTTTTCCGCTAACTGCTCTGGGTTTAATAACGCATCATCAAAATCAAAATCTTCGTTCCCTGGATTTAACGCTTTTTCCATGGTTTCGGTAGCAGCCTTGTTCCGCCCTAACATCTGGTCTAACGGAAGAAACTGAACTTGATGCGTAGACCGCTTCATCGCCTCCACCGCAATCAACGCCTCCACCGCCTTGTCATAAGCCATCGCCGCCGACCGTAACTCCACATCCTTCTTTTCCACGCGCAACAACGCCGCCAACGTCGCAAACAATAACACCCCTTGAAAAATTACTAGCCAAGCTTGAATTTCCATTAGTGAAAATAATCCTCCCCAAAATTCTCCGTCCAGTCATCCCCCGCCCGATGGCCGTACAGCTCATCGTCTAAAGTATATTTCGGATTTAAAATTAAAATCTCCGGCCTGTGAGTTTGAATTAAACGCCAATTACAAGCACTCACGAAATAGCTAAACGCATCTATTAAGTGATCGTCCTTATCCGGTAACTGCTCCCTGTCATTCGTTACATAGTTCTCAATCTCCCAACAAAGAGTTTTGCAACGACTGGAAACATGCAACTTCTGCGTCAACATAATGTCCTTAATAGATGAGATCATGCTCATCTTGCTGTGTAGATTCTTTGTCGTCGGAGTAATATGCTTTTTGAAATGATAAGCTACTTCTCGAATAAACCAAGCCGCCGCCTCATCCGCGACATTCTTCCACTCAACCCCCGGACATAGTTCTTTCTGTTTCTCCAAAACTCTTTCAAAGATTTGCGTCGCCGAAGTTTTATTTCTATCCTTTTCGTAAATTTCATCTAATAAATAAACTTCACTAGTGTAAGGATTATGACAGCCAAAAAGCACAGCAAAAACGCTAGTCGTCCCCGGATCTGCTACCGTAAACCATTTTAATTGATTCGCATCTTTTTCTAAAATTTTAATTAAAACTTCATGCTTCCGAACAAACTTGTCCCTAGACCATAAAGTTCCAAACACCGCATTGACGCCGCCGGGAATAAACTTCGCCATGTACTCGCGGAGCCAAACACTCTCTTCCCCCTTGGAAATAAACTTTCGCTTTAACTCTTCTAACTCCTCCGCTGGATACCTCGGATTAGTCCCCGTAGGTAACTCTAAATAAAAATACCTCGGATTCTTACTCGCAACTTGTCCCGTGTGATATTTCCACTCTTCAGTATAAAAACATTCCCTGTCTGGAGGGGTTCCGATAATTAAAACCTTCGCCGACTTCGCAATGAAATTAGGTTCCATCGCAACCCAACTCTCAGGACGCCAACTTTGAAACTCATCCGCAATGCACAAGTCCGGCTTGATCCCTCGTAAACTGGACTCATTATCGCTTCCATCCAATTTAATAAAAGAACCGTTCTTTAAATAAACTCGCAACTCGGATTTATTTAAAGCGCCATCTCCATCTAATAAATATTCTCTCGGTAATATATTTGTTATATTATTCGGACCACTGATCCAATGAATCTCATGCGCCTGCTTTCTTTCAGGAGCAATAATATAACAACTACTTCCAGGATTCTGTAACGCAAACCGCGCCGCTACATATCTGGCCAGATGGCTTTTTCCCCAAGAACGACCGCACTGCAACCAAATTCTATTTCTATTATCATTAAATAATTCACGCGCCGGTTGCTTCTGCCCTTCGTGTAAATACCAACCCTTGCCTTTTAAGTTTTGATGAAATTGAACTATGCGATCAACATTCTCACGCAACTCAATAAGCTTTCGCTGCTGCTCTAATGTTCCCGTTTTATTCTTCATGATCTTCAAGGGAAACGGGGATGCTATTCGGAACGGAAAAGTGAGGAATCCCGTACAACTCCGGGATCGTATAGGAAACTATGTCGTCTTCTTTTTGTAGCTCCTTTACTAAATCAATCGCCGCAGTCGACAGCTCAGAAGGAGTCATCATGTCGTACTTAACAATAGTAGTAGCCTCGCCAGCCTCTAACTGTTTAATGCCGTGAAGGTCTTTAAGAATACTCGCAACTAACTTCGCTTCCTGGATAGTCAATTCACTCGCCCGAACATTCAGCCGGAAAAGATGCCGCTCCAGTATCTCTAAGCTTAACCCCATGATTCGGGTCAGCTTGGGAATACTAGTGCCCTGTCTTACCAACTCGGTAAGAATCTCATCCTTCAACCTATCCCGCCGAACCTTCCAGGAGTTTTTCCGTAGAAAAGCCAGCCGATTAAAAGCCCCCGCAGGAAAACGAGTAGCTAGGAAAATCGCGGGGTATTCGTAGTCTTGAAAAAATAAACGCTTAACGTACTGAATAACTTTACGGTTGTCGTAAACGCTTAACCGCTCGTTGTATTCAGGAGCCTGGAGTAGTGCGAGGTCTTCCCCTTGAACGCTTTGTCTCAGAGTCGTGAATCGCTTCTCCGCCGTGTTCTTGCCCTTTTCCCACGAGGGCTTCAACATTTCCTGGGATAAGTCCTTGTCGTTCATCCGTCTTCCTAAAAACAATCTCCGCATCAAGCGACTGTAAAACCGCTAACAAATTCTTCCCATCTAGATGCCCAAGAAACTGCGTCAAAGCTTCCTTGTGCTTCTCCGCAAAACGCGCCTCTAGGAAAGTCTTCAAGACACTATCCTCCAACTCTACGCACATCTTTGTTGCGTAAAGCTCACGGACCTTCACGACTTCAAAACTAGCCTCCTCCGGCGTCCTTAACGCAATCGCTCCCCCTAGTACCGACATACACCTTCCTGTTTTATCACTTTACTGGCTGCTTCTGAATCTCGGCCTTGACGCCCTTGTGTAACATTCCACCAATAGCCAAAGGAATCCCTAACATCTTCGCCAACTCCAACAACAACGGTAACGCCTCCGGGTATCTGGCGCTCACAATGTAAAACAACACCATGATAGCACCACTCAGCGTCTTGCCCGTCTTCCACCAACCACCCAAAGACAAAACCTTGTCTAAAATACTAAGCATAAAATACAAGCTCCGTGAATAAAAATACAAGCCCCGTGAATAAAAATAACTGTAGACAGGACAGTCTGACGACCTTAATGAACGGTGCCAACTTCTAAGCCGAGAAAGTAAATGGGCTGACTGCCGATGTACGCTTGAATCTTATCAGCCGCAGACTTAATCACGCTCCCCGGAACACCCTCACTCCCCGCCACAAAAACGGACTGTCCGCCGTCCTTGTAAACAAAATACAAATCCCCCTTTTCAAATAGGGTCTGTAAACTAATAGGTAAAACTACCAACATCTTCTTCAGCGAAAGCTCAACCTCCGCCACTGGCAGGTCCGACAAATTCAATCCCCTGCCCTCAACGGGAACCACGCAACGCCCCGCCAACCTCACGAATATCCTTCTTCGTAAATACAAAACCCCGACTCTGAGGAGGAAGAAACAGTTTCGTATCAGGATTGTCATTCTGCCAATTCCGCCGCCACGCAAAGAACACTACACAGCCTTTATACGCCTTCAGGCGAGCCTTTAAGATTTTCGCGTTAGTAGGGTTCCCGTCTTCGTTAAAGATGCACCACGGACCATCTAGGTCCATATGCGGGTCATGGGACTCCGTGAGTCCAGGGTCACGCAAGGAAGGCAACACATCTCCGCCATTTACGCGATTCCTACTAATTAGGTATGGCCAGTAACCGCTAATCAATCCTTCGAGCATGATAGCGGCGGGGATGGTGTAGTTGTCTTCGAGTCCTAGGGACAGGACTAGGTGCGTGTTCTCGTTCTTGGCAACGTCAACGAATTGACGAATCTCTAACGCTCGCTCCCCAATCTCATACGCCACAACCCATGGATTCTCAGTCAGGTATCGGTTATACCAATACACATTCGCCGTAGGGCGAATCTCGTCCACAAGACAACGATTGTTCCGACGACACGCCTCATTACTAAAATGAATCTGTAACAAATGAGGACGGTCCCGGAATTTGTCCATGAACTTAATGACACAACTCCGGTCTTTGCCGAAAGTTCCCCACAACACGCTCATGGCGGGATACTTAACGCCGTCTAAGCTCTTGAGAGCCTCGTCACAAGGAAAGTCGGGGGACATGGCGGCAAAGACAGCAATTCCACGAAAACCCACAGCAGAGGATTCTACGGGCGTAAGGAGCAACAAGACGGGCAAGGCAAAAGGCGCGAGATGTTTCCACATCCCATGTACTTAAAAAAATACAAGACAAGACGCAAGTGTGATTTGGTGAGGTAACTGAGGAAAATACTCGGAAAAGGTTTCAAAAAGTAGGGGTAATGAGCGCGGGG